AGTCTCGTTCAAGTTTTACATCCTCTCCAAGCCTCATTGACGACTATTTCGGCTTCGGCTCAGACCATTCAGAACAATCTGACCGGAGCCGCTGGTTTATCTAGTGCTATTACAGGTGCGACGGATAAAATCAACAAGGCGACGGAAACGCTGACGCAACAACAAACTAATCAGAATACTAAACGCACCCAGAATGACGAAAATCGTGAACGCGAACAGCGTTCAGTATGGGACCGCATTCAACGCAAAATCTTGGCTACATTGAGTCCTTTGAGTCTCTTGGGAGGAGTTCTTGTAGCAGTAGCAGCACAAGTCGTAATGATGCAGCGAGCTTTAGCAGGATTTGATGTTATACAGCGTGTCGGTGGAATGATGGGTTCTATAACAACCAGCATTACTGACATTGCTCACGGAATTCTCTTAAGTCCTGCAATGCAAGCGATGATTCGCATGACGGGAACACGAGAGTTCGGCGGTCCCGCTCCAGCAGCGATTCGTACTGAACTTGCTCGCACGACACAACTGGGTATCAATACCGAAGCATCCGCTCGTCTTGAAGGTATGATGTATCGTGTGTCAGGATACAGTCAGAATACCGCCATTAACATGTCTAAGACTGTTATCGCGATGGCTCGCGTCAATCGGGTTGGTGCGGACGATTTGATGCGCGAGCTTGCGGCAAATGCTGGATTGCTCGCCAATGCCGCGAACCGAGTTCCTGATTCTCTTGCTCGTGCCGCCATCCAAGCGCAACGTATCGGCGTGAGTATGCAAGGCGCGGAAGGATTCGCCAACAAGATAACCGGCGACTTCGACACCTATCTGGAAATGCAAGCGAAGCTTCAGACGGTCATGCCGGGACTTGATTTGACGAACGTGATGATTGCCTCACAGTTTGGTAGCACGGGTGATGTCATCCAAGCTATTCAAGGTGCATTCGGTGGACGAGACATTGGCCAGATGCCGCGTAGCATCCGTCAGATGATTACAAGTACCACAGGCATCTCCGAAGAAGAACTCGTGAAGTATAGTCAAGCTGGGAAAGCTGCGGCGGTGAAACCGGCAGATAGGTCGGATATACAAAAACAAACGAGTCTATGGCAGAATATACTAGCGGCGGTTGCTCGTATTGCACCAATGATTATTGCAGCGATATCAGGAACGCTCGGTGGAATATTCCTCGCAACGACCATGACAGCTAAAAATACGAGTCCAATGGGGGCAGGATTTTTCTCTCAACTTGGTCAGATGTGGAATCCACGAAACTGGTTTAAGCGCGGTGGGGGAGTTGCTCGCGGAGTAGCGGGGGCCGAAGGTGCTGCGGAAACAGGTTTGCAATTAGAGACGAATGCTGAAGCGATGATGCGCGTGAATCAGGCGTCCAAGGTTGGAATGTTAGGACGTTTAGGACGTGGTATTGGTGGCATCGCTAGAACAGGAATGGCGTTTGGCGGAACTTCATTGGGTACGGGTGCTTTAGCTGGTGCTGGTGGTTTTGCTGCAACTGCTGGTTTAGCTGGTCTATTTGGTATTGGAGCATTTGAACTCACGAAGCATACGATTGCTAAAGGTGCGTGGGATGATATGGAGCGTTATGGAGCGATGCGTGATAAGTTTAATGAGAACGCGGAAGCTCAGAATACTGCAAATCTAGCGTCTATTGACCGCAACAAGCAATTGCGTGCTGCGATAGCTCGTGGTGACGCCGTGATGCCGCGTCATCGTACCGCCCGTGAAACCGAACAAGAACAAACTCAGAGAAGTATGAAGCACGGAGAAACAGATTACTCGAAGCTCACGCATGACGAAATCAAAGGACTTCGTCAAGACTTCGCGAGAGGCAACATCAAAGCCTATGTTGTCGCAACAGATGTTGAATCACATCTAGCAAATCGAGCCGCGACCCGACCAACATCTTCCACCGTTGTAGCCGGTGGTAGGGGATAACCAATGGCCCAAGTATTCAAGAATCTCGAAGAACGCTTCAATGCGCAGATGAACACCCTCTATGCCAAGGGAAGCACAACCGACCGTACTTCTCACGGTGTTGAAAAGAATTCTTCGCCGTATTACGAAGTCAAACCGAACACGCCAAACAAGCGTAACTTCGGTATGGATACTCGTGCCGTTCCATTACAGTCTATCGCTGCGGATGTTACTCGTATCGGAACATGGAGCCGTCGCCCAGAAGGTTTACGTTGGATGCTCGACCAGCAAAACCTTCAAATAGGCAATACTTTTGCTGAAACGCGCGTCGTGAATCCATTGTTCGTTATTGCCAATCTTCAGCCGTTCAAACATATCAAGAGAGCACTTGCTGATTCTACTGGAATGGAATTATCCGATAGTCCTGTAACTGGCGATACTACTGATAAATCTCCGGGTTCTCCCGGTAATATGGGTTCTGCTGGTCGTCTCCAAATTGGAACATCCAAGCATGTCACCAATCTTATCGTGACCGGCGGCCAAAACAACGTCTGGCAGGACATCATTTCATGGATTCCAGCATCACGTATCATCAATACCATCAACACGTTAACCAACGTTGCAGATGTAGGTATTCTTGGTGTTGACCAGCGTCCAGAATTCGACATGAGCGGAAAAGGTTCATTTAACGACCTGTATTCCGTAGAAATCTGGAATGGCTTTGAGCGCGCTAGCGGCCCCGTAGATAATCTTGCAGCCGTAGGGACTAATCTTCGTATAGGAAACTTCTCCGGAGCCATAAAAGCGGCTACTGCGGTCGTTAACACGGTATCCAGAGACATCAATCAAGTCGTTGCTACCGGACAAAGTGTCGTCAATTTCGTTGGAAGCTTATTCGGCAGTCGAGGCCGTGGAAATGCTTCAACAACAGGAACAGAATCACTTTCGACTCGTGCTCAAAACACGACAAAAGCCGCTGGACGACGATATTTCATTACAGATGCTAAAGACGCCGATAGATACTTGGAAGGAACAGTAGATTTTGCTCCGTCACAAGACGGAAAGACTATTGTTCCCGTTCCGTCGCTGAGTTTTATGAATCGCTTTCCAGCGACGTTTAAGGACGACACGATTCGAATTCTCATAGCTTCAACACTCGACCAACCTGACCTTGCGGATAACTATATACTCATTACACCGCCAACTGACCCAGCATCTCAGGTATCGTTGTCTACATCAACGCTTCAATCTCTCGAATCTGCTGGTTCATCTCAACAGGTACGGTTTAACGTTCTAACGAGTCTTCGTAAAGGGCTTGATGCTGCTAATGCGACTCGCATTGCCATTTCCAAAGGTCCAGTAGTTTCAGCACAACTTGCTTTGTCGCAACTCTTACAAGCTCCGGGACGCGCGATTCAACAACAACTCGCTGGTGAAGCGGCAAGTCCGAATCAACAGGGAGCACTTGCTGATACAACGGACAATCCTGCCGAAGATGCCATGAAATATGCCGGTTTGTCCATTCGCGAGCGTTATCTGACAGATGAGAAAATTGAAGAGATTCGTGCAACGATTGATTCACAGAAAGGCCGATGGCTCGCCTCGTACAAGAGTTTCAATCCGAAAGACCGTGGAGCAGGATTCAAAGGCGGTATCACTATCAACGGAGATTCGGATGGTATCACGATTGATGCTTCCAAAAAGTATCCGTTTACAGTAGAAACGACAAACAACGGTATGCGTCGTTACTTCTATGATACTCTCAACTCCATTCCGCCGATTTCCGAAACGTCAACGGCCGATTATCTCACGAAAGAAGCGATGGACACCATCAAGGCTGCATCAGGCACGCCTTTGGTGGATTTGTTCTTCTATGACTATGTCAACAAAGTTGCCGTTCCGTTCCGCGCAAATATTCGTAGTTTGAATGAGTCTGTGGCTCCAGAATACAACGATGTCTTCTATATCGGTCGTACCGAGCGTAACATCGTCTATATCGGCGTGCGTCGTAGTGTTTCATTCAGTCTCACTATTCATGCCTATAATGAAATTGAAATGACCGGCATCTGGGAGAAGCTGAACTATTTGACCAGCTTGTGCTTCCCGTCTCAATATAGCCAAGGCTATATGGTTCCGCCACTTGTGAAGTTGACGATTGGTGATGTCTATAATAACCAGCCGGGATACATCCAGAGCTTGACGTACAACGTCGAAGATGATACGCCGTGGGAAATAACTGAGCCGATGCAGGCTCCACATGGCATTACAGCGAACATTACCTTTGCCATCATTGAAAAAGGCGCTCAGCGTTCAGACAAATACGCCGGATACGACCCGTTTAGCTCGCCGCCGTCTTTCATCCCGTTGTACAACTATGGGCGTAAGCGTCAATGGACCGCCTCACAGACGCCAGCGGCTCCGGGAACACAAGTACCGACAACCCAGACGCAACCACAATCGGCTGCGGTATCAGCGACACAAGTGGGAATTCACCCACCATTGCCAGCGGTCAAACCCGTGTTGCCGGATACTACAAGCGTCCTCAACACAGGAGCCACAACCGGCGGTGTTCCGCTCAATCAAGCCGCAAGACTACATATGGTACGACCGGGGCCGTCGCTCCCGCCGGGATTGCTCGGTTCACGTTAGTCAGGAGAGAATAAATGTCCACCCAAGAACGATATGATACTCCGTTGGATTTACGCACTTTGCCGAATGGTAATGTGGTCTATCGGTCGGTTATTCCTACAACCGTTCCGACCAATCCGTTATCGAACAATACGATTTTCGCTAACGACGCTCTTCGCATGGACGTAATGGCTCAAAACGTTTATGGTGATTCGCAAGAATGGTGGCGTATCGCTTCAGCAAATGGTCGTTTCAATGGAAGCCTTTATTTCCGTCCGGGTACTACGATTATCATTCCCGCCAAACCGTAAGAAAATCTCATGGCTACTGATACCAACATTTACACCGTAGAACACGGCCGCCGCCCTGCCCCACAAATGAACTGCTTCCGTCCATTTGTGACGGCAGAATTGCAACGTCGTAAGCTATTACCAGATACGATTATGGTACCGCTTGTGCGTATGGTATCGTGTTTGGCGAATCCTTCTACTAACACGGCAGATGCGTATCAGTACTTCACGATGGGTCTACACGGTTATACCGATGATGACGTGAATATCTTTGACATGACCTATGGTTCATCTCGTGAAATCGTAGGATATGCTTATCGCAACGGACCCGGTGGATTCCAAAAGACTCTCATTGACACATCACAACTTTCGCGCGCCCCGTTTGAAGAATACAAGAACGAACATATCCTGTTGGATGAGGAATATAATGAACTCGAAGCGGCAGCGACCGTTCAAGCCGACCGTCAAAAACAAGACCATATTCCCGGCGCTGGTGCGTTCCCGATGCCCGGCATCACAGAAGTCTCCATCGAACGCTTCGCAATGGGCGCGGGCGTCCGCGCTATCGTCAAGTGGCAATGCTATAACCGCCAGCAACTCGAATTCCTGCGTCATCACTTTATGATGGCGGGAAACTTCGTCGTATTAGAATACGGTCAGCAATTCAATAACAAGAAACTTGTGAAGACATTGGATTACACCGATAGTCAAATCACACAGATACTCGCTAATTCCGTAACACAAGGACGTAAATATACCGTACAAAACTACGTACTTCCCAACGACGGAAATTACGATTACCTCGTAGGAAACATTGGCAACTTCACTGTGGCTTACGATGCTCCGCGCAACACATATATGTGTTCAACGGCCATCGTAGCTTCTGGAGAAATGCTCTTTGGACTGAGCATTCCATCTACAGCGTTTTTGACGAATCCTGATAGTCAGCCACTCGTTACGAATACGTTCGAAGAATACTTCCAATATGGTGGTCGTTTTGATGATTTGATATCCAGACCCGAAAATTTGGATGTTACAAAGGGACTTGTTTCCCACGCGATATCTCTCAATCAAGGTCAAGTTAAACGAGTGACGGTTGATGAAACGGCCATCAAAAAAGCCGAGCAAATCAATAGCATAGATTTAAGTGGCCTCTCTCGCAATCCTCACGATTACACTTTTATCAGTTGGACGTTTCTTATCCGAGATATCTTCTACGATATGATTAATCGCATTGAACCATCAAATGTGGATACTGACGGTAACCAAATCATTCGTAAAGAGTTGAGTAACTTCTACAATTTCTATGATGTGACGTTGCTCGGCCCGCCGACACAACAATCTACGCCACAGACACCCGGCACGTCAACGACGCCTGCTGCGACTTCCACTGCGGTTCCCGGCACGGAAGAGCGCCGGTTATATGTGGGCGACAATGTGTTTCTGCGCTCGACGGACCCCGAAACGATGATTATTGTCAAGCAAAGTATGCTGCCCAACATTCCTATAGATTTTCAAGGTGCTGGATACTTCGGGAATCCCAAGGGCGACCGTGGGGAATTGACCAGCGGTATTTGGTTAAATGCCAAAATGGTGCGAGAGTGTTTCCTCCAATCCACAACGCTGGAACAAGCGATGCGTTCGATTACTATTCGAATGAACAACGCCGTAGCCGGATATTGGAACTTAGTCGTTTATAACGATGATGATTACAGTACGATGCGCATCATAGACGATAAGTTTTGTCAGCTTGATGACCCTCTCAACGGCGGCAAACTCTACCAATTCAACGTTAACACCCGAGGCGAATGCCTGAAGATAGATTTAGATTCGGCCTATCCACCTGAAGTCGTCACGCAATTGATGATTGTGGCAAAGCTGAAGTCTGACCCCAATGCCTTCGTGGAAGCCCTGAAGAAGTATCCGCTCTTTGGATTGACCTCGCACTACGCGATGGCGATGAACTGGACAGCACTAGAAGACATCGTCTTCAAACAAGTTCAACGCGACCGAGGAGCAACCCCTCCGAGCGCGATAGCCGCTAATATTGAATATACATCCGCAGGAACTCGTGATGCTAATAATGCTCTTATCGGTCAAGCAACAGGCAAAGCCACGGTGGGTCCAACTCAGCACAATCCGGATTTAGGGAAATCTGCTGCTGCTGGTCCTGCCGGAACACAACCCGTCGCGACACCGAGTGAGGCTGACCTCAAAAACAATGCGGGTATCAATCCAAAATCATCTGCCGGAATACAAGCATTATATGACACGATTGCGAGATGGCAACCCTCTATCAACAAAGCTATTCCTAATTTGAGTTCGGCAGCGCAAGATTTTCAATTTGACCCAGAATTGCTCATTAAAGCCATTATTGCCCAAGAGTCATCTGGTGTGAATGGTATTACGCGCCCCGAATCTCATTTGGACGAGAAAGCCGGATATCCGGTATATGATTGTGGATTGATGCAAGTATTGAATGTGAATGATGTTGCTGTGAGCCGATTCGGGTTAATATCACCCTCAAACAAAGCCGCACATCCGACCGATAACGTTGTAAATGACCGAACACAGTTTTTGGCCAACAATGCCGATTTCAACATTGATGTTGCTACACGATATTTAGCATCGTTATTCAATCTTCACGCTGCTAAGGTTAATCACGATTTAGATTTCGTGTTGGCTTCATACAACGCCGGTCCCGGAAACGCGGCACATCGCTACGCAACCAATACCGAAGCTCCGGTCCCGATTGATTGGAAAGGAACAACAACTCCTCTCATTTTTGGTCCGGTCATCGCGGGCTCGTTTGCTAATCAATCATACGTGAACAACGTTTTATATTACTACAATCAGTTTTTGTTGAGAAAGAAACAAGCTGGATTGGCTACAACCACCAGTTTCCGAGCCATTACTCATCCAACCACACTTGCAGGATTGACGCAAGCGCAAGTGGAGGAACGCATCGAACAACTGACGTTGGAATTGACATTTGGCGACCCAATCATAGCTATGTGTAATCTCAACAAGACAAATATGATGAACATCATCATCAGCGATGGTTTGAACCGTCACGACCAAAGAATTTCCAATAGTTATGTAGCTCCGTTCCCAACAACAGCCAAGATAGATATACAGATTGTTGGCTTATCGGGCATTAGTATCTTCGATGTCTTCTCGGTAGACAAGTTGCCCTATATATATGATAACTACGGAGTCTTCCACATCACCCAAATCAACGAGTCTATTAGCTCGGCGGGGTGGCGCACACAGCTTCATGGTGTATTCAGATTCTTGTACTTTAACCCGGCGCAAGCGAAGGCGAGCTTGCTTGCCAATGTCATCTACTAATATGAGCGCACCACTACCTCACGAAGACATCAGCTTTACCGACCAAGCGGTATATAATCGGGTCGCGAAACCTCCGACATATTTCATCGGGGGCTCGCGATATTCATTGTCGTTCGATTTTGTCCCGACCGTTACACAGTCAGATATTGACAAACAAAGCTTCACCCGTTATTTTGCAAGGACGGTCAGTAGCGACCAGCAAATAGGCGAGATTATTGAAATTAACCAAGTGTTGTACAACCAATTTCAGAAAGTCCCGCTGTATCAGGTTATCTCCATTCCGTGGCGCATCGTAGGCAAAATCAGCGACGTGTATTCCGGCACTGCTCGTATTTATACGGGAGTTGCGACTTCTAATACATTGAATATCCAACTAGCCGAACAGACGTTGCCGGGCATACGCAATAAACTGAAAGACCCTCTACAATTCTTCCAACACGAGTAAACGGTTATGTTCCCAAAGGTTATTACAACAGAAGCAGAATATCTGGAGCTTCGACAAAAATTGGCAAACTCACAGGAACGTAGCGTTATCGTTCCTATTTGGGCTGATAACAAAGCACATCCGGTGGTTAATCCTCCGACTGTGCTTTTTGTGTATGTAGACAACGAAGTCTACGTGATGTCGTTTTCTCATAATGAAGCTCCAAATGTCCCCCTCGAATGGCTCAAGAAGTTAGAATTCTATAATACCATCACACCGAACAAGAAAGACTTGCTGTATTGGCTTTCAGATGGCTCGTACACAACTCTCTATGATGGAATGGGCATCGAATACTACTTAACAGGTAATGCTTCGGATTTTGAGAAGTCCTGTGATTCCGTTGCCATTCGAGAGATGCAAACCAAGCATTCCTCGTTGCACAACATCAACCGTGCTGCACCATTGATGAAGTGGTTAGAATATGCCGACTGCGTGAAAGACTCGCTCTTGAAACTTGACGCTTCGAAAATCAGCAAGATGGGCTATTACTTCTTCAACACCATCCTCATTCCAACCTACCAGTTTATCGAACGGGCTGGCCTTCAAATAGACGAAACCGAGTTTATCAAGCACTTTGGTTCGAAGGCTCGCTCTCTCATTCACGATGGGAAAGTTTACAGCTACTATTACTCATACACGACAACCGGACGCCCATCAAATTCATTTGGTGGCATCAACTTCGCCGCGTTGAACAAGACCGATGGCTCTCGTAAGGCATTTGTTTCTCGCTTTCCAAATGGCAAGCTCGTCCTGTTGGACTTCGAATCGTTTCACTTACGGCTCATTGCTCGAATGATGGGGTATCCGCAGCCGACTGAGCGGTTTCACGAGTTTCTTGCGAAGCAATACTTCCAGACTAGTGTTATCACGAAAGAACAATATGAGGAAGGCAAGAAGAAGACTTTCGGCTATCTCTATGGCACAGACACATCAAATACGACCATTGACTTTTTCACAAAAGTTTATGAACTCATAGACAAGATATACGATGGTTCTGTCCAAAAAGGCGCTTTCCAGAATAAACTCGGACGTGTCATTCAATTGGAGAACGTCGAATCGCCGACCAAAGCAAAGATATTCAATTATATCATTCAGTCCGCTGAGACACAAGTTGCAACACATCTGATGAACCGACTGACTCCTCTTTATGAGAATAAATCATCTAAAATCGTTCTCTATACCTACGACAGCATTCTCATAGATTGGGATGTAGAAAACGACGGTCGAGGACTGATTAAACAGACCAAAGATTCTTTAGAAACGCCTTTACCGGCGTTTGAAGGACAGGCTACGGGTTATCCCACAAGACAATATGAGGGGGTAAATTATCACGAAATGATTGCAATATAAGTGAGTGGTTGGGATATTTGCTAAATACTTATAAGAAGTAGACTTACCCTCCTATATTAAATTCGTTACGGAGATACCCGATGAACACCACTCAGCTTCTTTGTACCTTCTGCGCAGAGGAACAACTACAGGAAACACTGAATAAAATCACATCAGCATATGAAGTAGCATTTGATGCTATTTATATCTTAGAGAACACGGAAACTCCAGATTCGCTATGTTGCACTTATAATGTCGTCGTTTCAGATGCCGAAGGAACGAACACGGTACCGACATCTACGATTAGTTTACATAGAAAGAAATCTACAAACACCCTCTATACTATTAATGCCTTGAATTTATTGGTGGCAGAACTCAACGAAGGCAAGATAGACAAGAATTTCAAGATTCCGTGGGAAAATTACAAGAATATGATTTTGGTTACGGCTTACGGTAAGTTGAAGAAGATTCACACCAAACTCCGTACTATTGCAAAGGTGTCTGAACTCAAATGAGCGATACGACTAACCCCCAACAACCCGAACCAGAAAAGCAGCCAGAACATGAGCCGAATGTTCATTGCGCGTGGTGCAAAGAACCGATAGGATATGAGCCACTCGTTCCCACGGGGAAAGTTTCTCATGGCATTTGCAAACGATGCCAGAAACACTTCTTTCAAGAACTGACAGAAGATTGGACATTTGAGCCAACAAAAGACACGAATCTTCCAGCGAGAAACGTTCGTTTCACAATGTCGAACGTCTCAGACATTAAGCCAAAATACAGTGTATTGCCAGACTATAAACAGTCCACCGATAAAAGTCATGCGCAATCTGAAAAAATGCGAAAGCTTTATCGTGCAATGAATAACGCCTATGCACGACCAGCCACGAGATTGCCGCTCGGATATTAGTTTCCCCTTGACAAAGAAAGTAAGATGTGTTATACTTACTCTTGTCGGAAGGGCGCGACCAAGGCTGTAAAGGTTTCGTTTAACCGATTCAATTACTTAACTATTGATGGAGACAAATTATGACATTAGATTTAAACGCACTTCGTGCGAAACTCAACGATTTATCCAATAAAACCCGCGCTAGTGATGTTTTATGGAAACCGCAAGAAGGCACAAACAAAATCCGCATCGTTCCTCTCGTCGGCCATCCCGATAACCCGTTTATCGAAGCTTATTTCCACTACCTTGCCAACAAGACGTATCTCTCTCCTCTTACGTTTGGCGAAGCCGACCCTATTGAAGAATTCGCACAATCCCTCCGTGCAGGGGGCAATCTGAGCAAGGAAGATTGGGCTCAGACCAAGAAGTTCGTCCCCAAGTTGCGCACATTCGCCCCAATCATCGTTCGCGGACACGAATCCGAAGGCGTTCGATTCTGGGGGTTTGGAAAAACGACTTATCAGGAACTACTCAGCTACATTGCTGACCCTGAGTATGGTGATATTACCGACCCGCTTCTCGGTCGTGATATCAAAGCTGACTTTATCCCTGCCGAAAAAAGCCCCACCAAATTCGCACAGACTTCCATCAAAATCGGAGCCAATCAAATTCCGATAACACCGGACAAGGACTTGCTCAAGAAGATTCTTGAGATTCAGCCCAATCTGTTTGATGTCTATAAGCGATATTCATACAACGAATTGAAGGGTGTATTGGATAAGTTCTTGGCTCCAAATCCAGCAAACCCACAAACCTCTTCGGTTAAACCCGATGCAGATGAATGGGGCAAGGCAAATCCGGGTTCCTCGGCTGCCGACGCTCACTTTACTGGTGGCAGTGCTGTATCATCTCCAACGGCTGATGCGTCTAAAGCGCAAGCTTCGACTAAATCACCCAAGGATATTGACGAAGAATTTGACCAGATGTTTAATGCGAAGTAACCCACCTAAGTATATGTGTGGAGAGGGCGACTTCTCCACACATATGCCCATTTTAGAGAATTCATATGGCGAAAGCAAAAGACGACAAGGAGTCCAAAGCTGACCTTCGTAACAACTTAGCAAACGATATCGCAAACGACCTCAACAAACTCGACAAGGACAGCAAATTTGCGTATCTTGACCGTGAAGAAAATCCGAGCGACATCGTCGGTTATGTGTCTACAGGCTGTTCCCTCCTTGACTTAGCAATCAGTAACAAACCTAATGGCGGCATCCCCTTCGGACGAGTCACGATGTTCACCGGGCTCGAAAGCAGCGGGAAATCCCTTATCTGTGCCCATGCGATGGCGAACGTGCAGAAGATGGGAGGATTAGCTGTTTTTATAGACACTGAGAAAGCTCCGTTTTGGGAATTTTATGATGCTGTCGGCGTTGACCGTACTCCTGGCAAAGGCAATTGGGTATATGCCCCGATGACAGCCATCGAAGATGTGTTTCGCGCTGTTGAAGCAGTTGTCACACGTATTCATAACAGTCCTAACCCCGACAAACCAGTAGTCATCGTCGTAGATTCGCTCGCTGGTTCCTCGACGTATGCAGAACTCGCCGGA